TTTTTATCTTTTTCCATATGCCTATACTCCTTCCGTGATGTTTAATTGTTTCGCATATTCTTCTAGTGGCACGCCTAATCTTTTAGCAATTGCTACCTGTGATGGCGAGAGTCTCACAGTTTTTTTGCGTCCTGTTGGGGCTGAACGTTTAGCCGAAGCTACAGCTTGAGCAGGTTTTGCTCTTTCTGTAGTATTACCTTCCATCTTAGCAAATTTATGGGGAAATTCAAGTCTTATTCTTTTATCAATTTCATCATAGTATTCGTCAGATTTAGGGTCATATCCTTCATCCTCTACAAGTCTTTTATGCATATCAAATGCAGTGTAAGTCATTGCAGTGTCATTACCAAACCATGTATTTTTAGATGCCCAAGATTCTGCTTTAGCATCTGTAGGTACGTCATTTGGAATTGGTTTACCATTATAAGTGTTAACTTGCTCATATTGTTGAGGAGTTATGTTAACATTTTTAGGTTGACTTTGTTGACTTCTCAAAGAATTTAATTTTACAGACTCAACTGTAAGGTGCGCTAATTGCTCTTGTGCAGCAATTTGTGCTTCTACGTTTTGAGATTCAATTGCATTTTTTAAAGCTAATTTAGCTGCTGCTAAACTAGTTTTAACTCTGCTTTCAAACTCATCAACATATCCTTTGTCAACTGTAGATATTCTTTGTTCTAACTCATCTTTTTGTTTTTTAGTTAATTGAGCGTAAGCGATAGCTTCTTCTCTTTGTCTCTCAGCTTCTCTCATTTTACGAGTTAGTTTAGCAATACGTTTTTGAACGCCTTCGCTATACTCTGCTAATTCTTCTTTAGCATTTTTAACTTCTTCTTCTTTTTTAGTTTCAACAACAGGTATTTCTTTTTCTGATTGTTCTACTTCTATTTTTTCTTCAATTACAACTTCTGCTTTTTCAGGGTTGCCTTTTTCATCTAAATGAATATCAGCGCCTTGATCTTCGCCAACATCAATTAAATCATGTTTTGGTTTCTCTTGTTCTGGCATAGTGCCTCCTATGTTAAATTAAATGAAGAACTGATTCGGGATTCTTAATAACCCCTAATACTTCATCATCGTTTAGTAGTCGCACTTCTCCACCTTCTATTGGTAATCTCGAGCCCGCGTAGCGCGCGAAGATAACCCAATCTCCTTTTTTACACCATGGACCTGATGTAAATTTTTCATCTTTATAACAAAGCGGTCCCATTTTTAAAACGTAACCACAAGTGGTTGCGATTCTAGCTCTGTCTAATGTTTCTTGTGAAAATATTATTCCACCTTTAGTTTTATTTTTAGGTGTAAATGGTAAAACTAAAAGTCTGTATCCAGATGGTTCTGGTAATTCGTTGACCGTTTCATCCCCGATATTATCTGGGTTTAAAGGTTCTTTTTCTGGTGCTTGATTTTTTTTCTCTTCTTCGTATTTGTCTTCAAGTCCTAAATTAATTTTTGGGACTTCCTTTTGTGTTTCCGATGTTGATAACGTTTCCGTCTTCATTTTTTTGCTCCTTATTATCTAGCAGGTTAGAGATTTCCTGTAATATTAGTTGATAAGCTTGCGCTTGACCAAGTAAATACCTGTATTTTTCATAATTGTCAACCCCTCCAGATATCATAACATCTCCTATATGTTGAAGGGTTGTTTGTATTCTTTTTTGTAATTTATGAATAATGATTAATTCATCCATTTAACAATTCCACTTTCTAAGAGACTTGTTTATTCTACTATTTGGGTCTCTTGCCGTTTTAGCAGAAGTTAATCTTTTCTTCATCCCGCTCATGCGCGCGCAGAACGATTTTCTTCTATTAGCAGCTTTTGAACCCTTTTTCAACTTACTGGGTTTAGTTGTTACTGCCATTGATAATTTAGATCCGGGATTAGCAGCTCTATAAGATGCAATACCTTTTCTATTTAATCCACCAGATTCAGATTTACCTTCTTTTCTTTGCCAAGCGGCTGTTGAGCCACCTTCAGCTTTCATAATTCTAGCTTTTCCGCATCCTCTGGTATGAATACCAAGTCCGGCCATTATTTTTTAGCTGTTTTAGCTGAAGCTTTTAATGCTTTATCAGAAACAGTTCCTTTACCAGGTTTACTTTTTCCTAATTTTTTTGCACGGTTCATATAGTAGTAAAGTCCTTTTTTAGCAATTCTACCATCTTTAGTTTTATGAAAACCTTCTTTAACTGCTCCTCCTTTTTTCATAAAACCCATTTTATTTCTAACTTCGGTAGGTAATTTTGATAACCCTGGATTTTTTTCACTATCAATTTTTTTTAAAGTTGAACCGCCTTTGGCAAATTTTTTTCTTTCAATGCCATGTCCTCTTAAAGATATATCGCCCATTATTTTTTCTTGTTTATTTTTTTATTATCTAATCTTTTTACAGACGCCATCATTTTTTTTGATTTGCTTCCTTTTTTAACAGCTTTACCACCTTTGGCAAATCTGACATCAGATCTTATTCCGTAATCGTTTCTCATTTATTTTTCTCCTGTTGGTTGTTTGTTTGCTAAAGTTCTCGCAATGGATTCTCCACTACGTCCTACTACATATCCCCCCAGACCAATTTGTAAAAGTGTCCAAACGTCTCCTGGAAGTTCAAATGTAATAACTGTTCCTAGCATCATTTTTATAACAGGTCCAATAATATAATTCCATACTAATATAAATATTAATACATACATTAATAGAGGTCTCCAACTTGCTGAAAACCAACCTGATTTAGCTTCTGCTTCAACTATAGAAGCTGCTGCTTTAATTTGTTCTGTTGATGATTTTAATAACTCAGTATTAAGTTGTGCTTTTAATTTTTCTGCTAAATCCTTATCAGGGATAGCTTTATCCACTGTTGAAAACAACATTTTAGCTAGTGGTGCAATTGTAGATAGTGCTGCTAACATTAATATGATTTCGCTTCCCTTATTTTTTCTTTTAAGACAATTCCTTGTCCTTTAACTTCACTTTTTACGCCTTTGTTCTGTCCTTTATTTAAAATACCTTTTTCATGCTTAGAAATTTGTGCATGTGGATATGGAACATCCATTTCCAATTCATCAAAAATAGTTTTAGAACCTTTAGGCATTTTAAAATCTATTAGTATTTAATACCAAGTAGCTTTAACTGGTTTCTTTTCAGCTCTAATACGTTTAGTTCCTCTAACAGTAACTGTTTGAGATTCTTGATCGTTAGTCGCCTCAATAACAACACCACCAGATTTATAGCCATCGCTATTAATACCTAATTCTTTTTTAATTTTAGGTTCATTTACGTATCCCGAACCTCTTTGCCAATCTTTACTCATGTTTTTCTCCTATTTAAGTTTAAATTATACTCTTTTAATTATTAATTATCAATTTTTATTTGAGTATTACCTTTTCCCATTTTTGCAAGTGATACTCCAGCTCTTAATTCGGCCAAATCTTCATTTTGTTCAAGTTTTTCATCAAAATTAGACTGATTCATCATTGCTTTCATAGTATCTAGACTAATTCTACCCGAATCATACTGTTGTTTTGCTTGATCTTGTCTTGCTTTAAGGTCTAACTCTCTTGATTTTAACCTTAATAAAGGATCACCTGTAAATTCAGATATAATTTTTTGCTCCTCTTTCATATAATCTTTCATCATTTCAGCAATTAGTACTGCTTTTCTAGAATTAATAAGAGACATAAGTTGATTTGCTTGATTAATTAACTGTTGATTTTGAGGTTGTTGTTGTAACATCATTTGCATTTTTTGTGCTTGCACTAATTCCTCTTCAAATTCTATTTGAATTTGTTCTTGTGCCATTAGAGAAATTCTTTCTAATATATTTTTTTGTAAAGTTGCCATCACCATTGGATTATTTTGAACTGTGTTTGATTGCATGAAACTTAAATGTGAATCAATATGTGCTTTATGATCTTGTCCTGGAAATGCTTGAATAGGTTTCATTCCCATCGCAGCAATTTCTTCTAGTACAGGATCTAATGGTTGTGGTTGTGATGGTGGTGGTAAAATAGCATTAACATTTTTAACACCAATTGCTTCATACATACTTCTGTACGCTTGATAGATATCGTGAATTTGTGGATTAGATTGTGCTAATTGTAATTGTGTTTGTGCCATTCCAATTCTTTGTGTTTGTGAAAAAATATTTGGATCTGCGATTGGTAAAATATCAATTCTTGCATCAAAGTCAGATAATTTTATATTTCTAGAAGCTCCTGGAACTTCGTAAGGATATTCAGGAGGTAAATAACTTGCGAATACTTCTGCTAATAATTTTAATTCTTGTTTTAATCCTACATACAATCTTTTATGAATAGCTGACATTACTCGCGATCCACGTTCCAATAATGCTACAGTCGTACCGACTGCGGCTTGTTGGTTCATATCGCCCACCTGTGCATCTGCGATGCTCGCGAAGCGTTGAGCTGAATTAACACATAAACCCATTAATTCTAAAAGAACTGGATTAGGTCCTTTGAAAGGAAGTTGCATAAATTGAGATTGAATATCTCCTCCTGGTACATCTACATCTCTAAATTCTCCTGGTTGTAATGGTTGAGCATCATCTCTCATTCTTACACCACGTGTTTTAAATCCTGCTGGTAAGTTTGCTAATGTTCCTGCATCTAGTAGTTGTCTTAAAGCTGCTGTTGCTGTTCTTGATAATCCACCAATCATGTGAATTAATCCAAAACCATAAAATCCTAAACCTGGTAAAAATTTAAATTGTACAAAGTAATTAATTTTTTGTTTACGTAAATCTTCTTTTAAATAATTTCTTCTAATAGATAAAATTTTAGTATTAGCTTCAGCAATGGTTACTACATAGGGTAATTTAATTCCGGTAGGTTCACCAGTTTCAGGATCAACATCTTCAAATCCAGGTAAATCTAAATTTACATGCATTTCTAAAATAGTATATTGATCTTCTTGATTATTTTTAGTTACTCCTTGAATTTGTCTTTCTTTTTCTTTAATTTCATCAGTTGTAATAGGAGGTTCTCCTAATTCAATATCTTTATAAAATCCCGACACTTGTTGTTTACGTAAATCATTTTCTGAAATACCAATTACATGAACAATTGCTTCTGCATCATCTAGTGAAGTAGCAGAATAAGGAACAATTAAATCATCAGCCGGAATAAATTTTGAAACGGCCCTACCTAATAGATCGTCATAATAAACTTTCTTAAAGGTAGAACCGCTTAGGGGTAAATAGAAAAGCATCTGATCAAATTCTGGTTCATATTCTTTCATCTGATCCATGATTTGATAATTCATAAAATCTTTTACACGATTTGCTTGGTCTTGTTTCTCTGGAGTAATATCTCCTAAAATTTGTGCACGAACAGGTCCGTCGGCTGGTAATAATTCTTTATAAGCTTGTGCTTGAAATTGTGTTACTGCTTCTGCAAGAACAGGGTGTGTAACTGCTGCTGCTCCTCTAAAAGGTTCTGTTCTTGGCTCGTATTTAAATCCAAGTAAGTTTAATCCGTTTCGGTAAGTTTCTTCCCAATCTCCTCTTGACTCTTTGTACTCGGTATATTTGTCATACAATTCATTCGCAAGAGAATCTAATTCATTGTCATTAATAATTTCTGCTAAATTGTCAAAATGATTTAAAGATTCTAATCCTTCTTGAGCATTAGGTTCAAAAGAAATTTCTGCTCCACCATCTTCGGTTTCAACTATTTCTACTTCATCTGTAGGTTCAGATTCTATTTCACTATCTGGTTCTTTAGTAAAAACTTCTTGTTCTACAAATTGTGAATCCGATTGTGGATTGTTTGGTAATGCGTCGTCTATATCTGCCATTCTCTTTCCTGTTGATTATATTTCACCTTTATGGCGATACTATATCTAATAATCTGTTATCTGTAAAGGTGTCGGGTTCTTGGATATCATTAGCTAATTGCATGATTCCTTCTGGTCTTTTTTTAGGTGTAAAAGTATCCATTACTCTTTGTCTAAAATCTGTAATACCTTGCTCTATACCTTCTCTTCTTTGTTTTGCCGCATCTAACATTTCTTGTGTATTACCATAATCAGTTATACTTCTTATGGCTAATGGAACGTTTACAGCTCTTGATACTACAGGGTCTTTTAAAAGATAAGAACCAGCACTTGCTAAAGAATCATAAAGCGGAACTCCGGCTGCATAGTTTAAAAATAAATCTGCTGGAGCTAATGCTAAAGAACTTCCTGGTACATATTTTGCTGCTTGTTGTATCACCGGTTTAGCAGCACTATAGTTTTCAAAAAGCATTTTACCTGTTCCTTGTTTAGGTTTAAAAGTTTCTTTATCAAAATATGATTCTATATTTTTTGTTTTTGGAGAAACATATCCTGAGACAGATAGATTACTTAAATCTAATTTAGATAATGTATTTCTTATATTAGGTAAATCTCCTGTTGTTCTATCAATAGCTGGTAAAACTTTTGAACCAATTCTTTCACCCTCAACTTCTACTCTAATTCCAAC